ACTGACGATCAGCGCGAAGCATGGCTTGACAGGGATAGCTTCACCTGCTACCTGTCAGCAGCCGGGTACTTCAGGCAGTGGCCCAACGCTACGAGCTTGAAAGCCTTGCTTACTGATTACGTCATCGAGTATGAAATACAGCTCAGCGGCATTGAGCAGGTTGAAGACATCAGGATTGAAGGCATGAATGCAGCACCAAAACGAGTAGAACGATGAAACAAATAACCCTACGCCCCTATCAAGAGCGGGCAATCAACGAAGCGAAAAGAGCAATCATCGAGGGCAATAAGCGCCTTATCCTTTGCAAACCTACCGGAGCAGGTAAGACGATAACCTTCACTGCAATCTGCAAGAGCGCGATGGAGAAAGGCAGCACAGTGCTTATTGTCACTGACAGGACAGAACTGTTGATGCAAGCAGGCGGGGCGCTCAATGCGTTCGGGATGAAGCCGGAGCAGATCAAGCCAGGCAAAGAGCCTGACTTTCTGAACCCCAACCTATATACAGCGATGGCTGAAACGCTTAAGCGGAGGCTGAAGAAAGATGCACGCTATCAGAACCTGATGAAGCGCTTTGACGTCATCATTTTTGATGAGGCGCACAAACAGGTTTTCAATCGATTGTTTGAGCACATCTCAGACAGGACTATTGTGATTGGTGCTACTGCAACGCCTTACCGAGACAGGGGCATGCGGCCGCTTATTGAGGATTACGATACTATCATTGAGCCTGTAACCATCAGCAGCCTGATTGAGCAGGGCTACCTTGCTTATCCTCGCACGTTCAACAACCCGGTAGACTTGAGCCAGGTGAAGATGAAGGGCAGGGACTACGATACCGAAGCGATGGGCAGGGAGTACAGCCGCCAAAAGGTATGGGCTGGCGTTATTGAAAACTACAACAGGATTACGCCCGGCAAAAAAGCATTACTGTTCGCTTCTAACATCAAGGGATCTATTGAGATGTGCGAGCAGCTACAGGCAGCTGGATTGCCTGCTAAGCACCTGGACGGCACTGCCCGCAGCTTTGAGCGCACAAAGACGCTTGCTTGGTATCGCAATACACCCGGAGCAATCCTCTGTAATGTAGGGCTTTTTACGACTGGCTTTGATGCGCCGGAGACGGAGGTGGTTATCCTCTACCGCGCAACCAAAAGCCTGCCGCTGTTCTTGCAGATGGTAGGCCGTGGAAGCCGGGTGGTGCCCGGCAAAAAGCAGGAGTTCTTCATTCTAGATTTTGGCGACAATACCCGCGAGCATGGCCTGTGGGAGACTGACCGCGAATGGAGCCTGCACCCGCCAAAAAAGCGGAGCAAAAAGCAGGAGGCAAGCCCGGTCAAAGAATGCCCTGAATGCCAGTACATGATGCACACTGCCGTCAGGTCCTGCCCTGAATGCGGCTACGAGTTTGTCAAAAGCGAAGAAGAAGAACTTGAAGAGCGCATCGCTCAGCTTGTCGAAGTCCCTAAGCGCGAACGGTTGCAGATAGCAAAGCAGGCAGAAAGCCTTGAAGAGCTTGCCGCAATGGCGAAAGCAAAAGCCATTAAGCCGTTTTGGGTGCTGCACAACCTAATAGACAACTACGAAGACGCTGACCGCTTCCGGGAGCTGATGGGCTGGAAGAAGGGCTGGTGGCATCATAATCAGGGGCGGTTTCCGCATTTGGTGCGAAGAAAAAAAGCAGAAGGGTTTGCATAATACAAAATTACAACGTACATTAGCAGCATGAAACGGGGTTCTTTACTGTCTGCCGTCACTACAGCAAAGAACCGCATTGGCAATAAGCCATAATTAGCCTAGTGGAGTGACGGCCACTGGGCTTTTTTATTTTAACAACAAAACAATGACAGACGAACTAGTAACCCAACACTACAAAGCAGAATGGCACACTGACGAAGGCATCCGCATAGTAGTAGCCCGCGTTTACGTAGGCAGTTACAGAACATCAGCCTACGTGCCTATGCCGCAAGGAGAGCACCCTGAAGGCATCCCCGTTGAGGTGTACATGCAAGCGCAAGAATTATACGACATTGATAATCAAAAGCAATTTTAATATGACGAAAAAGGAGCAAAAAAGAATAGCCGGAGAATTGCTGAAAAAATCGTCATTAACAAGAGATGATAAAATTTGGCTTTATCGGCTGTTTCAAAACCATCCAAGTTGGCAGCAAAAAAAGGGCGTTGGAGTTGCTGACATCATAAAAATGCAGACCAAGTACGGTGATTATTGCTTTGGTATATTAAGGAAGGATGGCACTAAAACAGACATATCTTTTCACGTCAGCATAAGTGGTGCGCCGACTAAAAGAGCGCTTGTCATTCAAGCCTGCCGGCATGCAATAGAGCCAATAATGATACATGCTCACTCAAAGGTTAATTTTGGAGTAGACAAATGCCCTATTACAAATGAACTCCTAATAAAAGGGCAAACCCATATTGACCATTACGATCTGACCTTTGCAGATCTATTCAAAGAATACGTCAAGAAGCATGGATTAAATACTCTTTTTGCTGCAATAAATAAACCAAAAGACAATGAGCTTGGCAGGTATTTTGTAGATCAAAGAGTCAAAGAAGATTTTATTACTTTTCATAATGCAAATACCCACCTTAGGGCTGTAACCAAGGAGGCTAATTTGCGAATTTTAAAAGCAAAGTAAATGCGACTAAGAAACCAAATCCTACTAATCGGCCGCTTAGGCCAAGACCCTGAACACCGCACCCTCGAATCAGGCGCTGAGGTAGTACGCTTCAGTTTGGCAACGTCCGAGAGCTACAAGAACAAGCAAGGCGAGAAAGTAGAAGAAACGCAGTGGCACACCTGCGTTGCCTGGCGGCAGCTTGCAGGCATCATTAACAACCTTGCCAAAAAAGGGATGCAGGTAGCGGTGCGAGGTAAGATGACGTACCGAAAATGGGAAAAAGACGGCATACAGCGCACTTCTGCCGAGGTGGTAGTTGACGAGTTTTTGATTTTGGATAGCCGGGAGGCTGCACAAACTTCTGAGCCATCGGCGACACCTACTGCAAAAGTCACTGAAGATACTGCAAAAGCTCCGTCAAAAGATAGTGACACCCCTGATGATGAATTACCTTTTTAACAATCAAAACTAACAACAATATGAAGGATTTGCTAACGAGGCACCCATCTAAAGACGAAAAACCATTTGATGTCTATTGGGTCAAAACTACAAACGGCGGAGGCTGTGATACTTTTACGGGCATTGACATCTTAGATGCATTAAAAAAGTTTTACGAGCATTGGGCAGATGTGCCAAACGACCGCTATGTGTACAAAATAGAAGAACAAATAGAAGAATAATCTTAACAACCAAAACCAATCAACAATGAGCATGAACCACATGAACCCCGACAACAATTGGGAGGACGATTACTACTCCCGCAAGCATCGCACACGGACTGTAACGGCAGGCTATCTAGTCTGGCTAATTGCAGGTATCGCAATCCTAGCAGCACTTAGCCTGCTCCTGTCTTGCAACCGTACAACGTACTCCCCTGACGTGCTGCAAGGCTATCAGCCGATTAAGCACGAACGTATTGCTTGCGATACTCTAATCGACAGGGCGACAGGCGAGCGCATCCCGGTCTATAACTGCGGGACATGGTAAGGAGCAACTTATCAGCAGCAACTGAAGTGTTGATCTGGCTGCTTATCGTAGCCGCAATTGTAGCAATATGGTAGCGCTGCGCATCAGCGACATACAAACCGAACCAGGCACCGAAATTGTCAAGGGCGGCGAAGCAACTGGCGCCACCTGCTTTTTTGTTGCCTGGTATTCGGAGGAAAAGAAAACCATATACCTTAACTGCTCGGATCCTAAAAACCTGCTGCCACCTGATGCGGTGCGCATAGGGTTTCGGAGAAAAAAGAAGCGATGACAATAGACCCTTACATCTTGGTAGATAGCCCTGAGCTGTCTTACCGCTACAAAATCGAATACAGCAGAGCGCATGTCATTTGGCGCAACGGCTTCGAGCATTGGTTTACTCTGCACGAAGAAGGGTGGATGGCAAAAGGGCTAAACGTTTTCACAGAAACACTTCAAGAATCTATTATTAACTTCTCAACATTCTACGCTGACAAGGTAGATTATCGAGACTCAATCATTGATGACTTATGATAACTCAAGAATTTATCGAAGCCGCAATTGAGCGCAACTGGAAGAACAACCCGGACGCGCCTATTTTTGACACAGAAAGCGAGTTGTACCGCGACATATCAAGGCAGCTAGATCCTATTAACTTTGGATATTACGGCGAAGTTGGAGGCGTAGATGAGCATTACATCCACGCGCACGAGCCGCTTGACTGGATTCAGGGCGAGCCGTTTATCCTGACGGATGAAGATGATGCCATCGCGCTATCGTCCTGGGATGCGACGTATCATCATCTCAAGCAAAACCCTTGGCTAGATGACATTATTTTCATGGAAGCGTTGTACGATATTCTTGAAGAAATGAAGCGCCTTAAAAATATCAATCAATGAAAGACGAAGTATTTGAAATTCGGCATTTGCGCATGGAGATCAAGCGCGAAACAGCCTGTGCGCAGCAAGCTGAGGACTGCGGTAATCATGGGCTTGCGAAAGCTTATCGTGAAGGGTTGAAGGGGAAGAAAAAGAGGTTGAAGGAGTTAGAAGATCTGCACGATAAGTAAGCGGGTGACAGAGAAACGGGTAAGAAACTAATATTATTCATTCACCGCCTTTGTAGCGCTTTAAAGATATTAACTATGGCAATGATTCGAGTTAAAACAAAAACATACGAAGGCAATAAAGACGTACTTGTTGTATGTACAGATTGTCCAAAATTTCAATGTTTCCAACCTCATAACTTCAATCGTTATGGAGAAAAGGGGCACAAAAAAGAAGATTGGCGATGTCAACGAAATTATAACTATGGATGCCCTGCTAATCCAAAGGAAATAGATACTAACGCCTAATGGTGCATAACTACACAACACCCGCAACCCCGTAACCGTTTGCAAACACTTACAGGGTTGCTTAACTTGCAAGCATGAAAAGAAAGCTAATCTTATTAGACCCCGGCCACGGCGGCATCTATCCTGACACCTGCGAGTACACCACCGCACCGGACAAGATGGCGTACCACGAAGGGCATTTTATGCACCATGATGGATGGTTCTACGAAGGCGCATGGAATAGATTTTTCGCGCTTGAGCTAGGGGCTGTATTAGCTGCTTCTGGCATCCCTTTTTTGTACACCATCCCCTTTGAGCGCTGGTATGAAGATGTAAGCCTGGGCGAGCGCATAAGCTACGCTAACTGGCTGAACCAACTGCATGACGTTCTTTTCATCAGCATCCACGCCAACGCGCACGACAGCACCGTTAGAGGCTGGCAGGTGCATACCTCACCCGGAGAAACACGCAGCGATGCGATAGGGCAGCAGTTGTGGGATGAAGTACAGCAGGAGTTTGGAGGAATGATAACGATGCGCTCAGACGTATCAGATGGCGATGCCGACTTTGAAAATAAGTTCAAGGTGCTGACACAGACGCGCTGCACGGCTATCTTAGCTGAGAACCTATTTTTTGATAATACCGAAGATGCGCTACTGCTGATGGATGTGAATTTCGTGGAACGTTTGAAGTGGTGTTATTTTCGGTTTTGTGCGGGGTGGGTTAAACTTTAACAGTTTTATTTTACTATTTTTTTATCAAAAAGCTTGCATGGTAATGTATTGCATAGTATATTTGTACTATCAATAACAACAAAAGCAATTACAATGATAACAATAGAGAAAATAAATTATTTCGGTGATTCTGATAAAGATTTTAATGCTAAAGTTTTGTACCGTAAATATGGAAAACTTTACCATGCTACATTATACATTGACTACTTTAACAGAAGGTTTCACATCCCAAATCAACCAAAAGAATGCAAAGTATTAACAGGACTTGAGCAGGCTGTTTTTAAATATCAATTTTAACATCAACCAAGCCCCAGCGATAACATCAACGGGGCTAAATCTTTTTCTATGAACCTACCAACCGACAACATAACCGAATTTGAAGACTACTGCCGCTTATCAGTCGATTACAAGCAGTGGTACTCTGACATGGGCAAAAACCCAAACAACGGTAATGCAAGCTTTAGGCGCATTGTATCACCTATTACAAGTAAGTTACGCCTATTCAATAAAATGTTAGCGCATATCGGATGGGAGATAGTTGTGCGCAAAAAGCAATAACAAGAAAGCCCCAAACGCTCTTTTGCGCGGGGCTTTCACTAACTGCTATAACTCTCATACGCTGCTAAGTTAAAGATTAAAATACCATTCTGCAACCCTCCCCTTATCCGGGCAAAAAAGATACGCCTTGCTGCTGCGCTGATTGCCGGTGAAGTTGTTGTCAAAGTGCCACTTATCGGTCGGGCAAAGCGAAGGGCATATCTCTACCTGCGTGCCCATATATTCATCCCTCCTTTCATCATATATACTCAGCCTTGCACTTGCGTTCTTATGCAGGTGACCGACAAAAAAGTAGCGATACTTTACGCTGCTGAAAATTGAGGGCATATCATTCGAGAAAGCCCCGTGCAGATCGCGTGGCTTAACCTTTTCACCATGCGTGAACCCTATCCCTGTCGCTCCGAATTTGAAGTATTTACGGCGGTATTGCTTGTTGTTGACCTGAACTACCGGATGCCTGTCGAACAGCCCCTCTAGGTAATCCCCTAGCCGCAGCACCGCGTCCTCATCGTGATTGCCAGGCACCATTATCACCTGAACAGGCGCAATCTCTGCACAAGCTAAGATACCTGCTACCACTACGTCCCGAACGTATTTGTATAAATTGCCAAAGCTTTCGCTAACCTCCATTGGTGTGCCCCGCTTGGTAGTATTTGTATCGCTGTTGGTGTGCAACAGGTCGTTGCCAATCGGCAGCAACACCTGAGCTATCGGCAGGTCCTGCGCTTTGTACAGGTAGTAATCCAACGCCTTTTGCCATACCTCCCGCGCCTCATCCAAGCTCCATGAATCGCCCTTGTACCCAAACGCGATCTTCCCGAAGTGATGATCTGTCAGCATCGGCATAAGGCAGTAACCCTGCTGCAAGCTGTCCGGTATCTCAGCAGGCGGAAATGGGCGTGCCTGTAGGCTCAATTCCTGCACAAGCTCGCTATAGGCTAGTGCCATGTCATGCGACTGCTCATATATGCGCCATTCACCGCCATTAGGAGCCTTTGACAGACGTTTAAGCCTCATCCCCTCCGTTGGTGTGCTTGTGCTGTTTTGACGGCTGTACACCTCGCTTATGACGTTGCCATTGCCGTCGAGCGTCTGCTTAGTCAGTCGAAGCATCCAATCGCCGCCCGCCTCATCCATCGCATCAACTACGTTGTCAATGCCAATCTTGCGCACAGCATCAATCAGGCGTTGCCATTTTTCCTCGTCTCCGGTCAGTCTAGGGCGCATAGTAAGAGCGTATTAGGTATTAGCGAAAACCCCCTGCCTGCTAGTGCAGATGCAAGGGGTTATCGGTCATTGTCGTTGCATTCGCTTACAAGTTGTAAGCCTTTTCAATCTCCTCAAGCTTTTCGCCCTTGCGGATGCGGTCAAAAATCGTCTTTGCTGCTTCAGACTGTGCAGCAGCCCGGCCGAGGCGGTAGACAGACAGAATACCAATAGCAGCATCAAGCCAATCACCCTGCAACTCGCGTGGCACTGATGTCATTTTCTCAGCCATCGCCTTGCGGATCTCGTCCTTTTCCCGGTCGCCGATACCTGCCTGCTCGCTGCCGATCAGCTTAACGCCTCCGATGCCCTGCTGCCCGGCAAGGACGAGCGGTACAAGTGCGCCCAAATCTGCAAAATCCACTTTGCCATCCGCTGCGATGGTGTAGCCCGCGTTGATGCCCTGCGCAGTGAAGGTTAGAAGTTCTCTAGTCTCTTTCATTGTCTTAGTTTTTTGAAATGATTTTTTGCTCGATTGTGTTCTCCGCAAAAGTCAACGTGCTAATACTGCTCAACATCCTGCGGATATTAGAAAGTGCAGTCCCTCGCTTTTTGTCAAGGCTGACCGTTTTGCCGTCCACTTCAGTCGTAATTAGCTCGATTGTCACTTTGTAGCCAGCCCGGCGCATCAACATCTCGTAGAAGTGCCGCACCCAAAACGTCATATCAATCACATCATCTGTCTGCTTTAGGATAAATGCCCGGTTCGTGAAAAACTTACCAGTGCCTAGCGTAATTGCCTCAACAGCGTCTTCAGCGTATTCTTTTGTCCTGTACTTGACAACAATTTGCACTTCGTCTGTCCTGAACTTGCCCGCCCCGTATGGCTTCCACATCACCGGGTAAACATCAGCCATCTCGACAACGATTGCCCGCTCGTCTTTCTCCGGTTGATCTGGTTCGTCCGGTTCGTCATCACCTGGGTCATCCGGTTCGTCGGGTTCGTCAGGATTATCCGGCTCATCGTCATTAGGCGTATCAGGGTTGCCGTTATGCTCATCGCTGTAGCTTTCCGGCTTCACATCCTTCAATGCTGTCAGGATATTAACGCCGTACCCGTATTTCTCGTCCCATCCGTCAGGGCCTAGCCCCACCGCGTTAGCCCGCAGGCAGTTGCTCACCTGCTTTGCAGTGGCATTTGACGTAGCGCCAACAATAGCCGCTATTGCTGCCTGTGTAGGCGATGCCATCGAAGTGCCTGACAGTTCAGCATAACCGCCATTCAGCCAGGCACCGTACACCCGAACGCCTGCTCCTGACATATAGAGCTGAGGCCCGTAATTGCTGAAGCCTGCAATTGTGCCTGAGTTGTTAATTGCCCCAATAGCGTGCGCACTTTTGCCATTCGCTGGTGTGCCGATAAAGTTTTGCCCGTTATTGCCGGCCGCAGCAAAAACAAGCACTCCTGCATCTTCTGCTTTCTCGATAGCGGTGTTGAACTGCTCGTTAACAGATTGACTACCTAGCGAAAAGTTGAAGATGACAAACCAACCATCATCAATCAGCTTCTTTGCTTCTGCTGTGCCTGTCTCGATGCCTGTGACAATCTGATTAGTATAACCGTAGCCCTCCTTTCGCAGCACCTTATAAAAGATGAGCTTCAGGTTATCGCCTAACACCGATGCAGGCCCTAGTTTGTAGTTAAACTCGTGCTTGCCTGCAATGCAGGTGCCTACGTGTATGCCATGCCCGTGCTTTGCGCTTGCAGGCTCTCCGGTAAAGATTTTATCTTTCTCTGGCCATGCAAAGTCCTCAAGGCTTTTGTGCCCTGCCTCGCCTTCTGTATCGAACACAAAGACTGCAACCTTGCGCTTAATGCGCTCCTTAATCCACGCCTCATTCTGAGCTACACGGTAGTAATCATACGCCCAATTGCCATTTGCATCCGCAGTGGCAAGCGATGGTATCATTGGTATCTGCTCAATCGGGTCCAAGAAGACCTTGCCCGGACCTTCGTTCTCCTGAATGAAGCGCTCAATGCGCTTGTACTCATTTGAATACTCATCCGGCACAGGCTGTGCAAAGAGCGTAAAAGTAACTGCTGTCAGTAACAGCATCAGTAGATTCTTCATTTCTTAGTTTTTAGGTATTGCAGAAATGGCGCTAAACTTCTTCCAGCGCTTTTCTTTTCGTGCTGCCTGCTGAATGACCTCATGTGTCACCGGCTTGCCCTTCGGATATTCAAACTCGAATTGTACAATCCGGTCGCCTGCAAACCAAGCGGCAGGCACTGCGATTGTTGCGATGTAAGTCTGCATTATTTTCGTTTTTTGAAGATTAAGAGTCTAATTATTGTCGGTATGTCGTTCTTTTCGATGAACTCCAACACCTTATCCATCAACCTTAGCCCGATGCTGCCTATCAGGAACGCCAACGCACGCTCAAAAGCTTCATCAATACTCAGGTAGTACGCAACAAGCGGCGTGATGTAAGCCGCTGTTACAGCCCCTGCAAGCACGTTCAATGCGCGGTGCAGTATGCTTTTCTCTGAGTTGTCTATCAACATATGCACTATCCCTCCTGCCATGCCTGCGACAAAATCCGCAAGCCTAAAACCAAGCCCTTCCAGCGCGTCAAAAAAATCGTTCATCCTGTTCATTTTTTCAGGAAGGTAGTTAGGTAATCATTTTTCCCACCGGAAGTCTAGCTTTAGCGTTGCATCCTTCGGTGCAGCGCCGCCGTAGTTCCCGGGTTGATCGTTAGCACCGCCCCACCACGGGCTAATTTCCCGGTAGAGGCAGTGCCAAGGTTTGTCGAAATCGTGTGTTGCGGTGAATGTCCCACTAGGGGTGTGGATATAGTAGTCTACCGTAGGCCGTAGTGTTATCGGGTCGTGCCAAAACAACACGCGCCCGGAAAACTGCTCTCCTGCTTTTACTGTCGCTATTTTGAAGCCCGGCCCGCCAATCTTCCAGCCGCCCCGCTTGTTGTTTGTGTAGGCAGTAATGGCGAACGTATCCGGCACATCAGTAGGCCGCCATGCGATCAGCGCTGAGCGTTGATTGTTCAGGCTAAACGCTGCTGTAATACCCGTTAGCTTCAGCCAGTCAGCTCTGTCCTTGTCACCGCCTACCTCAGCAGCAGAGAACCAACATGAGCTGTCAAACGTAGCTGTAAAGCTGAACCCTGAGTAAACAAGTGCAGGAAACAGTGAAGCCATCGGGCGAAAAGCCGTGCGCCCTTTTTTGATGCTGTACGTCTTCATTAGCTGTCGCTTACTGTGCGTTCGCCTGCTTGGTAGTAAGCATCAATACTGCCGGCTGTTACTGCGAGTTCGCGCAGGTCGCCAACAACCATATGCCCTGCCGGGTAAGTGACATCTGTCTTTTGCCCGAAGAACTGCTCGCGGTTGTAGTCTTTGAACGTCACTGTCGCATCAGCAACAACAATGAAAGCGCCAAAGCGCTTGTCATCAAACGAATCGTCTGTTATGCGCTCATGCCCATGAATGCCCATGCTCATAAGCTGAGTGGCTAAGGTGCTGCTTTCGCTATTTTTGTATGCCATTGGATTTGGTGTTATACGTGGTTGTGAAATAACATACAGGCTATCCACGCCCGGTATGCGATTAAGGCTATTAGTAAGCCGATCAATATGCCTATGATTAGCCTCATGGTAATTCCGGTTCCGGCAGCCACCCTTGGGGCAACTCGCCTTCGATTAATGTCATGCTTGCATCCTGATAAGAAGGGTGCTTAAGTATTGCCCATTGCCCAGGAGTGCTGTCGTTTTCAATTGGGTCAGCATACTTGTTCGTGCCTCCTGTGTAGCCCTCTGACGTGGCTACCTTATTGCTGTAGGCAACTACCTTTGATAATGTGCCGGTGTACCACTGCTGCTGCATGTAGCCCCTTACCTGTGCCTCTGTGAGCATGAAGCCGAAAGGCACAGTAGTCTGCAAGGCTTGCAAGGCTGTAGCCATTGCGGTCGTGTAGTCTACATCCATGTTCACAAACATCACCTGAATACCGCTGACGGTATAAGGCCCCCGCTGCATCTTGAACTGCTGTGATAGCTTTTGTTCGTTGACCTGCTGCCATGTGGTTGCTTCTGCTACCTCGTAATAGGAAGCCACTTCAGCAGGTATTGTATTTTCGTAATCTGCCAATGTCAGGCAGAGCCATGTATTTCCTGTCATTATCCTTGTTTTTTGATGCGCCGCAGCCTGTGCGTAATGTTGTTTTCATCGGTGCCTACCCACCACTCTTCATCAAGTGACAGCATAGTAAACAAGTTACCTCCCGGCACTTTTGCCTGAATCCTCCGCTTGCTGTCGAATGTGACGCGCAAGAAGTTGCCTGCCCCCTCGATGGGGCGCACGAAGCCGGAAGCGTTGATGGTGCAATCAATAGGCTCCTGCCCGTCGGTGTTCAGGTATCTGAAATTGTAGCCGTCTGTCCACTCTTTGATTTTCTGGCGCTTTCGGCTGTAGTATTCATTCTTGCCAACCTTGTTCAGTTCCCTGAACCACGCCCTTTGCTCGCCTTCTGCCCGCTTGGATAAGCCTTCGTACAGGTCTTGCAGGGACAACTGCGCATCTATCTGCGCATCTGTGTAGGCTTGCAGCTCTGTTTCTGTCAGGTCAAGCTGTGTCACAATCGGCTGCTCATCGCCTACCGTCTCCGTGATTGTGACGCGGTAGGTTTCGCCTGATTGTGTGATGTCTATGTCTTTCGTGTATCTGCTCATGTTAGTAGATTTCGTAGTAATCGTTGAGGGCTGATTCTATTGCGGTGCGGTTGGTTGATTGGTCGGATGGAAAAAACAATAGAGCTTGCATCAAACCTTGAAAACTAAAAGCTATGAATTGTGCTATTCCTATTCTTAGAGACTCGACCTGAGTTCCTGAACTGCCTATGTTTTCTATTTCTGGTGTCTCATTATTTTTGTTTAATTGGCTAGATGCTCCATTTGCTAACAGATAAGCGATTGCTTGTTGGTTGTTGAAATTCTTGCTGCTGATCCCTAATTGAGTTGAATACCCATACAAAGAACCATTATCTGAAATCCCTAAATCTAATTTGTTTGAGTTTTTTCCTGAATGAATTAGCCTGAAAGTATCTCTTTGTTTTTCATCAGCGATAACCGCAAAAGTGGTTACTGGCTGGCTTATTAGTGCGAAATCTCCTGTGTCTAAAAAAATGCTTGATTCCCCTAAAAAATCTATTCCAGCCTTCCCATTCTCAACCACCAAGCTCCCCGCATCAACAATCTTCGGCTGATTAGCCGCAGTCGTCTGCACCGCATCACTTTCACTCCCTTGATTGTACCAAGCCTCAACAAACCCATCATTGCCTGCGCCTACCCATGTGACAAGCGTGCCATTGCCCACTTCTGTATGTGTGAAGCTGCGCACTGCATTGTCTGAGCTGCGACGCACACGGACGGTGTAGGTATCTGTGCTGCCGTTTGTCTGCGAGCCTACCGCTGTATCTTCAACGCTGTGATCGCCGTAGATTAGCGTATCAAGCGAAAAAGCTGCTGCTGCGCCGGTGTATTGGTCGAGTAGGCCTGTAATGGCTGCACCCGCGCCCCGAAACCTGTTCAACCCTATGCCTAGTCCGATTCTCATTAGTATTTCAGTTGCGTGATTAAGAAGGTGCAGACTGCCCGCGTTACTGTAGTGCCTGTCCCGCCGCCGCCAACGCCCGGTGGTGTGCAAGTCACCTTCAGCGCGTTGTTAGCACTGTCAGGGCTTAACGAAATCCCTGTGCCTGTCATATCCCCGTCAGGGTCATCGAATGTCGTCAAAGCCGGTGCTTCATAATCAACGCGGATAGTGCCGCCATCATTCTCCGCTTTGCCAAAAATCGTCTGCGCCCTGCTATCCCCTTGCTCAAGGCTTGCTGATGTGCCGATATTCGTTACTACTGTCACACAGTTGGCGGTGAAGCTCCAAAAGGCGTCCTCTTCTATTTCAATGCGCTCGACAGAAGGGTTGTTGCCGGATGGGAATAAGTCAAAGTCAATTACCCCTGTTACCTCCCTGCGTACTGTGATTTGCATGTTTTGTGCCTGTCCTACGCTATCGGTATCAAAGTTGCCTGAGCTATGCTGCATACTGCCGTAAATCGTCGCTTTTGAGCCCAAGCCACCAGGGATAGTAGAATATGTTGGCGCATCAGTTGACAGGTCGTTGTCCCTGCCGCCGCCGATCGTTCCGTATTGCGCTGAGTTAATATTGTCAACCCCGCCTGATGTTGTAGCAAACCTTTCTAATGCTGTATTTCTTTGCCCGCCTCCAACTGTTGCACAATACGCTAATCCCGCCCCACCTGATTCGTTATCAATTCCCCCGCCTATTGTCGCGCCAAGATTACTTGCTGTATTGCCATCTCCCCCGCCTATTGTCGCTGAAGTCCCGAACGATGTAACAAGGTTTCCGATACCGCCACTGATTGCTGAATTTGTCGCTCTGGCTGAGTTGTCGTATCCTAAGTTAATAGCCCTAAGCCCTCTATCCGCATCATTAACTGTCGTGTCTGTAGTTGCAACACCTGCAAAGAAATACCCCTTGCTATTGTCAAAAAAGAACCTTTCATCTTCAGTTGCTGTGCCTGTATCGTCAAGCGACGAAGAACCAAAAACAAAGTCCTGCCCATCACTTGCACTCGAAGTCCTTACAGTGTCGCCTGCTACCTCAAAAACAGGAGCGATAACCGTTATCCTGATAGTGTCCCTGCCTATCTCGCTGCCTCCTGTATAATACACTGCAATGCTGTCCTCTACGATGCGCGTGCTGTCAATATCCGATACATAGGCTAAGTCTTTGTAGGCTGATTCTGAATAGCCAGAAAAGCGGTTATCTACGTTGTCGTAGAATAAGATACCTTCGTCTGTCTCAGTAGGGTTGCTGCTTTGCGGGTCGAGAAGCAGGTGGCCTTGAATACGCGCATCGCCAAAAATGTCAAGTTCTTCTGTCGGATTAATCGTGCCAATACCAAAACCCTGATCAACACTATTGATGTTGACAAAACTAGGTAGAGACGCTGTCGCAAATCTATGTGATATATCGTTAGTGCCATTGCCCTTGTAAATATCTAGCCTTGATTCATCGGTAGTGTTTGTATTACGAAACAGCCTAATGACAGCTTTATCGTTATTCTGCGGCAGTGGGTCAATGTCTATAAAGCAGTCAATCAGTGTATTGCTAACCTTCGATATTTGCGCGTAGTTGTCAGAGAAGTCCCGAATATCTAAATAGCTTGTCTCAGCCCCATCATCGCTGTAAATCCTCAAGCCCGGATCTGAACTAGATTCCAACCTGATACTGCCGCCATCTATATCAAGCAGCTCACGCGGGTCTGTTGTGCCTATGCCGACATTACCAGAGTTGTAATATATCTCCCCTGATGTAGCGCCTTCGCTCCATAACGAACTGCCACCTGATGCTGTGCCCGGCTCCCAAACGCCTGAGCTTGAATTGTAGACAAGCACCTGCCCGTTTGTTGCCCCATCTGTTGTCACATCATGCAGGTCATTTAATCTAGGGTAGTAGGTGGGGCGAACAAATAAGGTGCCATTGTTAGCTGCATGAACAACAGCGGCAACAGGTATCCGTAACGAAGGCTCAGAAGGAGGCGTCACCGTCAAACAGCCGGCAGTCGTTGCACTTAGGTAGAGAATATCCCCATCATCCCAAGTCTCGCTACATACACTGCCATCGGTGTCAATGCCTCGTATCTTACCGAACGCCGTCACAAAGCCATCAGCGCCATTCGCTATCTCTTCGGTAGCAACGCCCATGATGTACTTTGCCTCGCTTGTTGTATCAGCGCGTGCAAGTGCAATCAGCAGCCTGCCGGAGTTGCCAAGGCTACTTACAAACTGCACTACCTGCCCATCATTGATAGTGCTGCCTGTTTGGTTCTTGACATAGTACACCATCTCCTGCCCGGCTTGCAGGATAACTTCATCATCTAAGCCAATATCAAGCGTGCTTTCATCCGTGTTCCATGTAAGCATTCCCGGCACAGCGTCTTCCTCAGTTGTAATGTCGAAGCTAAGGCTCGGCACCTGGTATTCATAGTAAGCTGTATCATTCTTCGTGATGATGTAATTCACTTTGCTTTCATCAGCAGGGCCTACCAACTGAGTCAAGTCAATGCGCGTAGAAGGCTGCGCATAAGCAACAACAGCGCTGAGCAGCGCTAAGGCGAGTAGTATTGACTTTCTAGTTTTCATTAGCTTCTGTTGCAAATTACTGGTTTTTAACCTATAATCCAAAATTTAACAATCACCCTTCGCTTCGGTGTGAATGTCAGCACAATATCACTGCCTGAAATGCTGTAGTCATCCGTCTCAGATAACAGTACGCCATTATAGAAAACGTCTATCAGGTTCGTATCGCTCGGCAGTGTGCCGCTGTTCTCTGTCACCGTAAGAGTAGCGCTTGCAGGGTTGTCGAACTTCTGCACATAGCGTGCAGCACTGCCCTGCCTGATGTTCGTCACGAACTCGCCGGTGCCTAACGTGATATAGCTATTCGTCCCAAAACTGCCCGATATTGTCGCTGAGCTTACTGCTATCGTTGTATCGCCTGCCTGTAGATTGCTAGTCACCGTGAACGTCTGTGTGTTTCCGGTTGTCCTGTCAATCATCGCGATAGTATCGCCTGCCTGCACTAAGCCGTCCACCGTTGCTGTATCAATGCCTATCGTTGTCACCTCATCGCCATCGCTATAGCTGCTATCTCCCGTTGTGCTGACGATATGCCCGCCATCATCGAATGAGCTGCCGATTGGGTTGTTGGCGCTGACTCCAGGTATTGTAATTGGCCCTTCGCCAGGTGGTGTACCGCCGCCTCCAGGCTGCCCATTAGGCCCTAATGGCACGTCATTGATTACAGTAACCCCTGTTAATGTGTCGCTGTAACCGATAGAAAAATAGCGCCCTGCCCAATCTTCTCTTTTGCTGTTATATGTAGCCCTGATAGGTACATACTGTTCACCTGTATTGAGTTTTAACAGGTTGAAGAAATGAAAGTCGTTGATAGATATGAATGTGGCATCAATCGATTTTATGGCTTTTCTGCGTTGATACAGTAACTCAATAGCCAACAGCCTCCTAATAGGGTAGTTCGTCCCTGAAAGCCCTTTAGACCAGCTAAGAGTGTTTATGTGTTCATCGCCAACCAACCTTGTTATGCTTCCTGAGCTTGTGAAGTTTATCCTGTCAGAGAATATTACCTCTTTGCTTACAACAGCACTCGCGCCCGGAGTGTCGGGGTTTGTTAGGGTTAACAAATTAGAGGCAGCAGGGAAAGTGCCGTCTGTATTCATCGCCTGAAATGACAACCCTGATGCACTTATGGTAACAGTATCTACTGCTGTATTGAAAATGTTACCTATTACTACCTGTCTGTTGTCAAAGTAGGTAATGAGCAGCGTTGCGCTATCTGTTCCTGCCGGGCTATCAGGAGTAACAAAATCAAAAGACTGAGTAACAGGCAGCCCGCTTTGCTGTATCGGCATTACTATCTGATACTCGTTTAGCCCGTCCTCAACCCATTGCGTATCGCCATAGTTGATGTTAGTACCTCCTGTTATCTCTGCAATTCTTTCTAACCTGTAGACATTAGCGCTTTGATCTCTGATTTCAATTTTCAGCCCAACAACATTGAAAACAGGCAGATGGTTATTCGTGAATTCAACATCTGATGTGAAAAGACCGGATATTCTGTATTTTGAATTGTTGCCCGGTACTCCTGGTATTGTAGAATCTACTTCAAAGACTATCGTTTCCCCTTGCAGGTAATTCCTGTCATCTTTATGCTTGAATTCTACCTCAACCCTGCCGACAGGAGGGATGAAGAACTGCACACCTTCAGAAGCTGTAACAAAGTCACCGCCAGTCTCATCCACCTCAAAGTCTACACTAGATGAAGTGCCCGGCTTTGTGCCGTCCTTGTAATACCTGTGCAAGTAGATACTGCCTGTCTGCCTGAACTCATTAAACTGTATGAAATGCCATTTGCCATCAGACTGAAAAAACCTTGCGCCGAAAGTTGTGCAGATAGCTTCAAGGATTTCAAAAGAGGACTTATAGACGTAGGTGCCATTATCGCCGACTTCATAAGCCGCCCTGTGGTCACCATACACCCTATCTATACTATTGTCGTTTAGCGTAGCAGCAGTGTCATCTTCCTCGTACCATCTTACCACACTGTGCAGATAGTCATCTGTTGCGCCCCAAAAATCCTGCAATCCAATTTTATCAAGGATATTGAATAGATGCTCCTTGAACGTAACCCTGCCTTCATAGGCCGTGCCGTCATCGTTGTAGTTGATGCCCTTAAGGCGATTAATGCCGTCCTTTGCTTTCATCGCAAATTCAGCATTAGTGTCTGCCCATCGCGTGTCAAGATATCTAACCTGATCTGCAAGCAGGTAGCCACACCAATACAGGTTGCTGCCTGACAGTACCTTAACCGTAAAGCGCCCCTCATCGGCAGTTGCGAAATCAGAAAGAAAGCTATTGAAGGCAGCAGCGTTTGCGCTTGTTCTGATTATCGAAAAGCTTAATGTAGAGGGTATAATCGCTACATCAGGGTTATCTTCTTCAGGTTCGTATGACAGCCTGAACCCATCGCCCCCTAGGCTCACATCAACCTTAGTCCCTGCAAAGTCTGAATCATGCACCTGCACAGTGTACGTTGTACCCTTCACTCCTGCGCTCGTGCCTTCAAACCTTACTGCCATTACCGTCCTAGTGTTTTGCTTGCGCGGTTGTACGAAAGAACAATATCCTCGCCCCTGATTACCGTATCTGCTACCATCTGCCCACCGCCCATATCGAGCATACTGTTAAGCCGGTTCAGCGGGATAACAGCCTCCCCTGAGCTAAGGCGTGCAAGGTAGGTGTCGTTCGGGTAGCCGGATGGGACAATGCCGCCCTGTGCAAGGCCCACAATCCCTGCAAAAATAGAGCCAATGCCGCCGCCGCCCTTTAGTAGCGTGCCGAACTGTGAGGCGAAGGTGCCACCGCCGAGAATCGGCCCTAATATAAGCGCTAAGACAGCAGCGACAGCAATAGCGCTGAGCAGGTCTGCAATAATCTTTTTCACCGTCTGCCCTAATGTCTTAGCGAATTGGCCAAACGCATTTTTGCCGCCCTCAACAAGGGTAGTAAAGAAGTCCTCAAAGGGTGCTGTGATTGTCTCCCTAACAAGCGCTACAGCAGCAAGAACCTGTTCTGATTGCGCAACTACTGTATCAACGCCTTTTCTGACGTTATCAAAGCCAGCGACGACATTTTCGACAATTTGTTGTGGTAACCCGAATGTGTTTACAAGACCTAACGGGTCAGGGCCTTCTGTTTTTACTTTTGTTTGCTCTAATGCATTATTTACTTCGTCTATATTTTCTCTTGCAGCCCTTAAACCTAGCAAAGAAGTGCCTGACGCTATACCTTGTAATGACACACCAAACTCCCTGCTTAGAAATATAGATTTTCTAAGCTCTTTGTCTATTTCATCATTTATATCGGCAATCGACTTATTTATTTCTTTAGCTCTATCAGTAATCGAAGAACCACCACCGCTGCCCCCCGTTTCCTGCCCCGGCAGCCCGGTAAAATTATCGAAAGCCCCTTTGATGCCTAAGTCTGCACTGCCAGCGCTGTCACCGCCTCCAAACACTGCTTCTTTGAGCTTGCCAAACCCTTCTGCTGCACTGCCTAGCCCAGGTACAAGGTCAACCAAGTCATCCTTAACGCTGCCGATGAACTCAGAGAAGGATTGAAATTTAGGCTCATCAACAAGGTCCTGAGGCTCAATTTTTGCCCGTTCAATCTCAAGCCCTACAGCGCCGAGCAACGGGTTTAAGCCGTCGATAAGCCTGTTGATTTGCTCTAATACCCTTGTTTTGATTTTGATGAAGATATTAGTGAACCGTGCCTCAAAAGCCTCTGCGTTCTTAGTGACAAACAAAAAGACGCCTGCAACAGCAGCAATACCAGCGATAACACCGACTACAGGAGCGGCAGCAGTAAGCCACGAAGCGCCAACCGTGCGAAGCGCAACAGCAAGAGTTTTGCCCCTGATTGCTACAATCGTAAACACCCGCGATGCAACCAAGAACCCAGATGTAAGCAATTTCAACGGCCCTAATATCGCAGTCAGTGCAATTGGCACAAACCTGAGGATAGTAAGCAGCTTACCAAATATGATTAGTGCCGGGCCAACAGCAGCAGCAAGCGCTGCAAACCTTATAATGTTCTTCTTTTGTTCGTCATCGAGCGACTTGAAGGCAGCACTGAGCCTGCCTAAGGCTAGGCTGAATTGCTCTGTTGCTCCCTGAACATCAAAAAGCCTGTTTATTTCTTTGCCTAATTCAGACAAGAACAACCGAACAGATACTCGCGCGTTTTCAAAGCTATTTGATAAGCCGCCCTGAACCTCCTGAAATACCTTGCTTTGTTGTACTGCTTCGACTATCCGCTTTGTAAATTCTCCGGTGCTTATGCCTGTTTCCCGGATAGCCTCAATATTGGTAGTGCCAAAAGCATCCTGCAAGGCGATATTGAAACCTGAGGCGTTTTCTCTGATAACATTAAGGTCTTCAGCTAATAACTTGCCTTTCGAGTTTATCTGTGTGAACTGATTGACAACACTATCTAGCTTCTCCGCGCCTCCACCTGTTAGCGCAACAATCCGACCAAATGCCTCAAGTGATGCAGCAGATTGGTCAGCGTTTAAGCCGATAGATTGCAGCCTAACTGAACCCTGTACTGCTTGCTCAAAACCAAGCCCTGGCAACTCTGATATTCTCCTTAATCTTTCAAGCTCATCAGAAACACTAGCTGAGGGTGGCAAAATAGCTTTTAAGCCCTTTTCCAACGCCTCAATATCTCCCGCCGCCCTCAAAGATGCAACGCCAACCCCTGCAACAGGCAGGGACACCGCAGCAGTCAAGCTAGAACCTATATCGCTCATCTGCTGCGCTGAACGGCGCAAAGAACGCTCTGCACGCTTTAGGCTCTTCTCGAAATTCCGAGTTATGACACCTAACCTTACATTTAAGTCTGCTCTAGCCATTGCTGAATTTTTTGCGTGCTATCGCATCGTGCTTAGCGAAAATCTTTGCTCTTTCTTCTGCCGACAAAGGCCCTTTGCTACCGCTTGTATTGATGCCTTCCCAGACAGCAGGCAGCAGGTCTTGGGGCTTAACAGGCTTGCCTTTCTTGCTGTAAGGGTTAAGCATCCATGAGCCTAACAGGCTAATGCGCTGTAGCTCGCCCTTTTCTTGCTGCTCGTACTTTTTGCCCCATGCATCAATACGGTTGAGGACCGCCCAGACTTCATTATCCCAAAAGTCAGTTTCTGACATGCCTGCCATCCCGCAGGCGTAATAATGAAGCTGGCTAACATCTACTTCGCGCTCTTGGCTTTCTCCGCTTTGAGCGCTTTCGAGTTTTTTTCCTCATCCGCTGCCCATTTTTTAGCCAGCGACTCACCATATATTTCCAGTACCTCTGTGAGAAGGCCCGGCTTTTCGTCGAACAAGTCCATGACATCATCAGCGCTAAGATTGAATTTCTTAGATTCTTTGCGGTGGCCCTCCTTTAGCCCAAAATAGAACAAATCTGCGATCTGCTCGTAAGTCAGTTGTATAGGATTGCCTTCGCCGCCTGTAGCGCCGAGCATCTCGAAAGACTGCCCGATAGTGAGCTTATGTTTGATGCAAAAATGATTGAGCGCCCGCATCGTGAAAGATACGGGCAGGCTCTTACCATCAACTTGGATTTCGTGTACCATGCAGATGTTTTAGGTTGTGCTCATTACAACCGCACCTGTGATGGTGAAGCTTGCTGAGTAGGTTGCATTCTCTTCCACCGCTGCTGTCACTTCGTATTCTGTGCAAAATGCCGAGAACGTGTAGATGTTGTCACCTGATACGCCTGTCTCAACAGTACAGCTTAGTTCTGTGCCGTCATCAAGCGCATCAAACAGCGTTCGAGGGGTTTCGTAGTTGTTTGAAGTGCCATCCTCATTGTACAGCGCCTCAACAGTCAGCGTGCCGGACTTCTGCCCCGGTTCACTTTCTGCCCAGCCAGATCCGGGGTTGTCTTTGTGGATAGTCTCCCGCAGCTCCCTGCTGAATGACAGGGTACAGCTCGTCGCGTATGCAATTGGCGTACTGCCAATATACAGGCGAAGGTTAGTTCCGTTTATTACGCCAGTCGATGCCATAGCGATTTAATTTTATCCCACCATGTCACCTTCTTTGGCTTCACAGGGGCAGGTTCAAAAAATTCTTGTTCAAGTTCCACTTCCTGCACTTCAGGAGGCGGGTTGTCTTTCGAGTAGGAGGTGATGTTCTCCAACTGCTCAGTATCAGGTATTGCAATGCCCTGTTTGATTAGCGCTTTCGCGTACCTGTATGCAATATCAATGTGAGTGCCTGCTTTGTCAGTCCGTCCTTTTTCGTCTGTCCAGTCTTTAATTAGCTTCACTCTCATCGCTTCATTCTTACTTGATAGCTTTGCTCGATAGCGAAAAAACCAAAGTCATCAATGAAGTCATTATCCGACTGGTTCGCAAAGCTTATTTTGTCTACCGAAACACCCTGTACAGTGCCTTGGTAGTGATCGAAAATAGTCCTGCACCTTGCCGCAATATCCTGCGCATCGCTGTAGCTTGTTGAATAGATGACAAGCGACATATCAATCACATCAAGCGGCGAAGGCCCGTCTTTAATATTCGTAGGCAGTTGACTCGTGTGCTGATAGACAATAGCCGGATAGCCGGTATCTTGCGGTATCTGAACAGGGAATATCCTGCTGCCGACAAGCCCGGTTATCGTTGCATCGTTGCTCAGGAGGTTATATGTCAGCTTGCCTAAGTTCAATCCAAGTTATTTTTTCGCGCTGCCTTGCGCTTCAAAGCATCAATTTCGCGCTTGATAAAAGCTTTCACTCTAGCCTCTTGGCTTTTCAAAGCAGGTGTCATAACGCGGTCTCGAAAAGCAATTGCACTGCCGTATATCATCTGAGCATAAAAAGCGTTAACGTTTCGGTCATTCTTGCCATAGCTTTTTGCCCGTGCGTTGCGTTGTATTCGCGGGCCTATAATAGCGCTGATTGCCCTTTTCAGCTTAAACACCCTGATGGATAACTGCAAGTTGCCGGGGTAATAAGCCACCCTGTCCTCCGTCCTGCTGCCCCGCTTCGCTCTAAGACTGCTAACAAGTTTACTTGTGCTACGATAGTGATAATGCACTTTGTTCGATCGTGGCGCTCTAGCTCTTGCAGCATACTTGACAAATTCACCTGCTTTCAGGTTAATTCTTCTTCTTTCTTCAGTGTCAGAGATTTCTGACAGAGCATTTGACATTCTTAGTATCAAGTCCTCCACCTCTACCTGAGAACTTTCTAATCCGATGTTTCTAGTCCTTGTTCTTCTTAGTTGTTGCCCGCTTGCAAGTGCTTTTCTGTATGCCCTGTATTGCGCTGCTCTCGATGCAAAATACTCTCTGCCTCTCGATGTTAATCCTACTCTTCTTTGCGCCATCTCAATAGCTCGTTATCGGTTCGTCAATCTCGCACTCTAAGCGCATGTACATCTGCTTTGCATCAGGCAGCACAGTTCGGATGTTGAATTTCTCATTATTGTGAATCATTCGCCATTCAGCGTTAATCTCGCTGTTGAACCGTATTGTCACTAAGCAGTTAATGCGCGATGTTATCCGGCTTGCCTCTCCGCTCTCGTCTGAGCCTGATTCTTTGTACTCAATGTGCGCCCACGTTTCAGCCTGCGGTGTGTACGTCTTCTCCTTTTCGCCGTAGTCATTAGGCGTATAGGTAGGCTTCAGGAATTGCACCCGGTGCCGCATACGCCCTATGTTCTCCTTTTTGTTGTACATCAGAAACGGCTTACTCTGTAGTGATCGAGCATTACCCTGCTCTGTGTCGGAAGATTGTACACGCTGTCCTCCCGGTTGTCATACCATGCGCCAATCATCAGCAATAACGCCTGCTTGATGGCTACAGGCACACTATCTGCATCAGCGTAGCCTGCCCGGAATGTCACCACAACGCTTGCAGGTATATCTTGTGCTGACTGCCAGGAATAGCCATACACAGGGCTTACGCTCGGTGGCCTACGATAGGTATCAACCTTGTAATTAGCAGCGTCCTCAGTTATGCTCGTGCCATCCTCGGCTGTGTACACAACGCTCGTAACACTGATAAGCGGCGAGCGCCAAAGCACTAACGACTGATAAGGGTTAAGGCGCGTTGTTGCCGGAAAACCATCAAAAGCCTGCTCATAAGTTGTATCAATCAGCGCCGAATTCGTGTATTCCTCTGCCTGTTGCCGGGCAGCGGTAATCAGCGCTGTGATATAATCGTCATCAGCGCTGTAGTCTACTTTGAGGTGCGCCTTTGCTTCCGCTAGGCTTACAGGCTCTTCAGCAGGTGCTGACGTAACTTTGAGCATTTACTTTCGTGGTTTGCGCCCGCGCTTCTTGCGCTCAGGCTTCGGTTGTTCAGGCTTCGGTTCTGCCTTTTGAGGCTCTGCTTTCTGCTCGGTATCTG